ATAAGGACCAACTAGGTGCATTGTCATATTAGTTCAGCGGATGATAAGTTACACGGAACAGTTGACGTTGTCCGATACGAGCACGTTCGCCTTGTGCTGAGTTTACTCGAATAATAACATACACGCCATCAACATCGTAAGTAATTTCATATTCGTTAACAACAGTGCCTGCTTGTGCTGTATATACAGTATCACATACCGTTACACGTTCTACATGACCATTGTTAGCATTACGAGTAGCAACATCGGCACCGAGGATAGCACCAAGCACAGTCATAGCAGTTTTGCCTTCGCCATTACCAAATTGGTTTCCAATCGCACCGCCAATAATAGCACCCGCTGCTGTATTTGCAGTGCTACCGCCGCCTACGTAGCGATTTTCTTCGTAGCATTGTTGTTGCGGTACTTGTTGGCTTACTTTAGTAAAAATGGGTTGAATGTCAACAATTTTACCTTTAACATCATATGTTGCATCTGCAAATGCCATAGTAGAACATGCTAGAACAACCGCAACTGATGCAAGAAACTTTTTCATCTTTTTCTCCAAGATTGTGTTTAGTATTTCACAATACTATCGTTTTGACTAACTGTCAATACCCTATTTAACTGGTATAGAAATAAATAACAGTAGCAGTTTATACAAGGACTAGCATGATAATTTGGACAGATTACAACATTGAACACCGACCAGGTTACGGATTTACAGTAAAAGGTGATTGGGATGGTGAAGTTATGGGTTATACAGAACAAGGGGAAAAAGAGGGTGGCAAACGCACACCTCTATATAAGCCCGGCGAGTTATACAAAGTCGACGAGAACGGATGGCTTGTTAAATTAGAGCATTGGATGTAAAAATGAGTGAAGATGATAAAATGAATACAATTGACAACAGTTTACGTGACGTACACGAAGAATTGGTAAGACGTGGGGATAAACTAGCAATACACTTTACATATTGGTTTGCTTGGTTCTGGGCAATAGTAAGTGTGGTGTATTTTTTCTCCGTCACGTTCTTTCCACTACCACCAGATGGAGTAAACTTTGCTAATATTATACTAGGGTTCCTATTGGGTACCGCAGTATCAACTATTATCAATTTCTTCTTTGGTTCTAGTGATAAGGCATAGACAACACAGCAATCTTAATGTATATTGGATGAAAGTGTAAACTAAAAGGAGAAAACACTATGGGTAAAAAAGTACATTCGTCTGGTCATGTATCAAAGGGTGAACGTAGTTCATCTATGAAAACAAGCCAAGGAACTCCCGCAACACGTTTGGCTAACCAATTAGCTGCACACAATGCTGGTAAGCATGTTATGGTTACAATTGAAAACCCCAACAAAAATGAAACTAACAAACCATTTGTTCGTGTTAATAGCCGGACTGTATGGAAATACAATAAGCGATAAACAATCTAGGGCACAGGATGTAGTTAATATGTCCTGTGCTTTTTAATTCTCACTACTAGATGTTGTGGTGTATTTATAGAGCGCATCATAGTATAAGAAACACTATTATGTTTGCAATTACCCCTGTTATAAACGTAATTGCTATTTTATTTTTTTTCAAATAGTTGACTGTTTTATTAACTTTGCGTGGCTTAGTTAATTTTTTTTTGGCTCTGCGGGTTTGCTTTGACCTGTAGAATCAAACACTTTGCTACGAGTTTGATATTTGTCAACTATAGCATCCAACTCTGCTGCTTGTTCCTTAGTAAGGGCTTTATCTAACAAATGTTTATGTTCTAGCACCATACTTAACTTCATGTTCATACGTATCATGTCGTTGTCTAACATGCGTACACGATCCACAAGTTTAATAAGTGTGCCCATTGTAGCACCTAGCACTGGATCAATTTCTTCAGTAACCCATTTCCAGATAAAGAATATGAAATACCCCATACCCATTGCAGCAATAACGGGAAAGCCAAAGTCTTTAATTGCACCTGCTATATCAAATTCCATCAGTCTCTCCGAGCATCTTCCTTGCCTTCGTTAGCAGCAATACGATCTACGTTAGGCTTAACACCTAGTGTGTAACTTAATAGTGCATCTATCTTAACTAAATCGTTGTTCATAGTTTGCACACGATTGTCAAGTTGTGCAATAATGTTTTTGAGTGTAGTTGCTGCCCCAGTAACACCAGCAAGGATAAACTTTAGTGTTAAGAACACAAAGCCGCCCGCAGCTAACGCTCCTGCAATGGGGAATCCTACTTCACTTACGAGTGTTAAAAAATCCATGTTATCCCCTTAACGGTTCCATCCAGCTTATGTTACCTGCAGCGTTTGAGTTGTTTGTATCAGATGTTAATATAATGCTATAAACATCAGCAGTTGATGTTCTTGAAAGTTGGTATCTTATCAACTCGTCCATATTAAAGCCTCTTGCTTCGCCTTTGTTAACAACATAACCACTAAGTAAAACAGTGCCTTGATTTGTTACAGCACTATCAGTTATACTATAGTCGACGCTGCTATCAGTTGTATACGAAAGGGTAGTTCCAAAAGTTGCATTTTTTACTAACTTAAATTGTAAATTGTGGTTGCTGGATGTCATAACATTTATATTAGTTGGTATAGCAACATCTTGTAGTCTTGTGCTAGTAAGTTTTATACTAACCATGTGATAGTAAGTTCCGGCAGTACTTAGATTATAATAAGTCAACCCACGACCTACCGATTTACTTATACCAAAAGGTGTAAATCCACCGCTACTAATTACAGTATTACAAATATGCTTCATCGTCGAAGTTACGCCAGTTGATGCAGTATTTTCAATTTCGTAACGTATAGGCAATGTTGCAGTAGTCATGTATGTTCCGGTAGAAAGGTTAGCATGATGGAAACTATGCGCTACAACAAATGCTCCATTGATAACAAATCCACATCTAACAGATCCAACACCTAGCCATTCAATGTCGGTATAAAATATTTGGCTTTTAGATACATCTAATGTAATTTTACTAGCACCGGTTCCATTTAGCGTATCTCCGTTCCAGCTACTTTGGGCTATACGATTTTCTACTACACTGCCGCTGCTTTTGCTTCTTAATACCAAATACAAAGTACTGTTAGTTTGTTCTAAAAATACACCGTTGTTATCATCGAAATACCCAACCCGTTGTCTTAAACCGGTTAATGCTGCTGACATTGTGAATGTGTGAAACATTTCTAATGCTTTACCTGGCTGATATGTAAACACACGAGTTGTTTCTCTTGTTACCTTATCACCGCTATTACCAGCTACAGTCATGTTTACTAAACTTGCATTTGCGTCGTGATTGGTTGATCCACCGGATACTTCAGTAGTAAAAAATTTATCATTTTCTGCATAACGATGCTGACTGTCGAATAATGTATATGGTTGTGCAACTTGCATCCGGCCAAATGCATCGACACCTCCAGCCCCGCCGCCCAGAACTGTTCTTATAATTGGTTGACCTAACCCGTTATACTCCATCGCTTTGTGGAGATTTAAAATGTTAGGTTCGTCTGGATGCACATAAGCTGTACTGTTGGTATTTCTATTTCCCATAAATTTTGACCCATTTCATACTAGTATTTATTTGATATTGGCTTATTTTACGTTCATCAAACTATATTTTACTTTGTTCCATTCGCTGCTTTGCTTTAGCATCATGGGAAACATTGTTGTTTGGAACCATGTTTCGTATGCTTGCATATGCATTAGTGTTAGCTGTCTAAGTAAATCCATTATTTCTTCCTTTGTTACTTTGAAGTTGCACGATAAACGCCATCAAAGTTTTGAATGTTTGCTTCTGCTAACTCATCAATTCGTTCTTTCATCATTGCGTAATACTTAACAAGTGTTTTTGGACCATTAGCAATTAGCCAATCCGCTTGCCCTTGTGCGCCAACCCAATTGCTTGATCTATACTTTTTCAAGAATAAGTTGTGGTTGTGGTAGAAGTGTTCATCTGGTGTTTCCTTCCAAATAACTGTGTAAATGTCCAATGCTTGTGTCTTGCCCTTAACTGCAAGTAGATCCAACTCAACAACGTTGTAATAGGCTTTAGCTGCTTTAGCA